CAACATCACTTGATGTAATAGCAACCTGCCTTATCATCCTTGCTGTTGGTATAACATACGATGCCGTTCCAACAACAAGATTACCAGTATTGCTACCTCGAAAGCAAGGTAAATTTGGTAACCTTTGAAAAACCATAGCTTCAGCCTGAGTAATTATTTCATCAATAGACGCAGTCAATTCTGTTGAATCATCCTCTAAAAAATTTTGTATATTCGCTTTTAAAGTTGTGTAACTCATTTAATTACCCCAAGTTCCTGAACCCCAAGTTCCAAATCCCCAAGCAGGAACATCAATAGTTACATTGCCTACTGCTCCAGTTCCTGCAGCACCAGACTCAAATACAGTGATTTGTATAACTTCATCATTCTCTTCACCGTGATTACCTACTCGACCTGTACCTGCAACTCCTGCCTCAGCAATTGAAAGCTCAAGTGCTTCAGTTCCTACTGCTCCAGTACCTGCGACCCCTGCCTCAGCAATTGAAAGCTCAAGTGCCTCTGTTCCTACTGCACCAGTTCCTGCGACCCCTGCTTCAGCAATTGAAAGCTCAAGTGCCTCTGTTCCTACTGCACCTGTACCACCAGTACCTGAACTTGAAATATTTGACTCTATTTTTCCTACTGCCGTTCCAACACCGCCAGTTCCTGCGACCCCTGTTTCTATTATTAACAGAGATATATCGTCAGAATTAATTTCCCCAACACCACCTAAACCTGCAACTCCCACCGATTTTCTTTCTAAAGACGGAACAAACGGATCGAATGTATGAGCGAGATAAATAACAACATCTTCTCTATCTTGCCCAGTTGATCTAGGTTTAAACAACTGCTCTGCGTCTATGATATTTCTAGCAGGGGTAAGCTGAGGATGTTTTGGCTCCCACTCGTCAGGGGCAACACGCAAGCCATCCCAAGTGGTCTTTAATTGAGTGTAACGTACTCTCTGACCCCCTCTGTCGCTTATCGCATATGATTTTTTGCCTTTTGCGTATCGTGCCATTATGTCAAGTTCAATGCTGTTGGTTGTATCCGTAAACTCACGCCATCATTATCAGAAGATGCTGCGAAATTAAAAGATCTTTCATACAATTCATTTAACAGTTGAAATCTATCTGGAGCGTACTTAATCGCAAGTTTTGCTGCTAACCCTGCCGATATACAATCACTCCAACGATACGGCACATCTGTATCTTGATTAGCTGCAGTAATGTCATCAAGTTGATTTACCGCCCAGTAAACCATGCTGTATGTGCTTGCATTAGGAACATTCCAAAAGTAAACAACTGGAGTGTATTGCTTATCAAGCATATACTGGCTTGGTTTTCCTGCCGTAGTCTTATTGGGGATTTGATTGTATTCAGCGATTGTCACTCTGTTAATCGTTTGGTCTGTAGTTCCCTCTCTTATAACAGCATCAATAATATCTATTGTCCCTGCAGGGAGAGCATAAGAAGAAGTGCCATTAACAAGTGTTAATGTGTTTTGAGTAACTGCCCAGTAATTTATACCTCTGTTTGCAAACTCAGAAAATAACATGTTTAAACTGCGTCTGGCAGAAACAGCCTGACCACCAGTGCGTGTCTGAGCATCTATACCACAACGCTCAAAAGCTTCTGCTGTTATCTCCTCTACATCTGGTCTAAATGCTACTGTTCCTGATAGTGCCATTTAAATTCCTAAGCAAAAAATACATTCATCAAAACCACTGTAGCCACTGTATATTTAACAGCCAACCCACTTTTAAACAACAGACCTTCGTCTGGAATAGTGTTATCTACAGTTGAGTTATCTGTGCCAATTGTCTGTGCTTTAAATATAATAGTTCCGCTGTCTGGTGTTCCATTAAAAAAATCAACTAAACCTGCTGTCCCTGCCGAAACAATAGAATAACCTTTTAATCTGGTTCTACCACCTCCTGCCACTGCACTCGCACATAGTGAGCCAGAGCCTACTGTAATGTTTGCAGCGTATTGGGCAGAGCATTCCACAGCACTCACTGTTAAGAATAATTTAGCACCTGCAACAGCCTCAGCAGAACCTGTTGATGTTATAACTTCAGTTATTGCATTACCAAAAACATCAGTCCCAGTTATTGTACAAGTCTTCTCATTGTCACCAGTGCCAGTAGTTGTAACAGTGACATTTCGAGCACCGCCACCTAAGAATGAAGTTGTCGCCATTGTTGCTGATGTGTTCGGTCTAGCTGCTGTAACTAGCCTATCAGGATCTGCTGCGTTCTCGTCAGCTATAAACTTGACTTGTACGTCTGTTTGTACACCCATATTAATCTCCTATAATAAAGGTGGGACAAAAGCCCCACCATATTAATTACGCAATTTGAACGTACTCAATGATAAACGTAAACGAACCTGCTGTTGTCGCATCAACTGTATTAGTAATGTTGCAGAAAATAGTTCTTTCGGCACTCGCATACTGAACAGAAGCAGGGGCTGTGGTTCCACTCTGTGTCTGTGCAACAAGAGCCGTCGTGGTTACGTTACCAAGAACAACTGTCGTACCACCATCTAAGATCTCATCTGTTACAGCAGCAACAATCTGTGCTCCAGAAGACGATGTCCCAACTTCATATCCAATATCCCCAGTCCCAATAACAGGAGCTGTGGCACAGAATATTTTTATGTCAGTGATAATTGTGTTCGCAGGTTGAGTGAACTCACCAATAGTCGGGCTGTCACCTGCAGTGCTGTTAACAGTAACACCTGTAGCAAAGCCAACGTGCTTAACATATTTATTCGTTACTATGCCTGTTGAAGCAATGGATGCAACATCAGTGTATGCACCAGTTGTAGCATTTTTAGATACTACCTTAAAACCGTTTTCGGAGCGTACTGCTCCTGTAAATGTAGTTGTACCCATGATAATCTCCTGTCTGGGATAAGTCAGCTTTCGCTGTCAGGTTGATAGTAAAAGGGGAGCCGAAGCTCCCCTCAGTTATTAAGCAGCACCTTCCGTACCGAAGATACCTCTCCAATCCGTTACGCCAAAGGAATACCGTTCTCGAACTTTGTACCGAACATTCCCAGTCTCGAAGTCCCCTTCCATGCCCTTTTTCATTGGGCTTCTTTGGAACATCTTTAGCCCATCAGGAACATCCGTCTGAACAAAGAAAGCATCCGCATCAGAAAGTCTTCGCATGATATGGTAGCCTTTAGGTAGATAACCACCTGACTTAATGGCATTTATATCATTGTCTGCTGTTCCAGTTCTTAACTGAGATTCCAATAATCTTTCAGCCACAAAAGTGTAAGCCGTTGGAATAATCAATTGAGTACCTTGTGCAGCAATCCGTAGCCCACGGTCATCTTTCATATCCGCAATCTGGATAAGGATCGATTCAAGTGAAGTTTCAGATAAATCTGCAGCAGTTGCCAAGACGTTAGACTGGTTTCCGTTAGTCGTTGGGTGAGATGCACTTAAAAGTACAACACCGTCACCACCATTAAAACCAGAAGTTTGTGCGTTATTTAAAACATTTGCAGCTTTGATTTCCTTAGTGGAAGCCATTGAGCGTGCAAGTGCCTTTGTATAACGTGATGCGATTGAACCATACTGGCCATCCTCTTCAGCTTCCTCAGTAATTGAGAATGCCAAAGCAACTGTCTCATGCTGATAGCGTGCAGTCCACTGCTCACTACTAGAGTCATAAGAAACAGAAGCACCTTCATCTTTTGTTGGTGCAGAACCAAAACCTTGCAACAAGACATCTTCTTCAAAAGCTTTACTTGAGCTGTTTGTAGAAAACACTTGTGCGTATTCTGGTGGATAGCTGTCATATTCAAGACCGAAAAGAGTATTCAGTCCTGGCTCAAGCATTTTCGCAAATTGTGCTCTATTCATAGCCATTTTTCATACCCTCCTATATACCTGCTACGTTTGTACCAAGTAGGTGTTCATTAATTGTCACCTCCATGATAGCATTCGCACCAAAAGCATTGTCTGGGGCTTCATATAAGCTAATGATCTTACAAGTAGCAATACCTGCAGCCATTGTTCCGCTTATTTCAAAACCCGATTGACCAGTCACGGTTGAACCTGCACCTGCAACAACATCAGCACAATTGCCAACATTGGTTTGGGCAGGTGAACCTGCGGACTGAACTTTAAACACAGTATATGGATCATCATATACATATGCAATTATGTCTGTAGCAGTTGTCCCACTGGGCCAATACTGACTATAAACATATGAACCATCTGCAGCGGTATAAGAAACCCCTGCAAAGACACCAATGTTATTGGTTTCTGTTGCAGTGTGCGGAGTAAGCAAACCAGTGTTGATCAGAATAACAAGGTCACCTGTAAAGATGTTCTCTGCTAATCCTGAAGCAATAGTGTACTTATTTGCACGAGGTATATTACCACTCATATGGCGAACTGGGACAAACCCAAAGGCTGCATCTACATTAGCCATTTTTCGCTCCTTTTCAGCGTAAAGTTTTAATCATCCATAGCAGCAATATCTCTGCCACGGCTCGAAGTGGACTTCCGTTCTTGATAGATTGGTTGTCCTGTTTTTCGTCCTAACGCATCTAAGTCCCCTGCAACTGATTCGTTTGCTTCTAAACTTCTACTGTGATAATAGTTCTTCATCTGCCTATGTTTTTCAACAGGCATCTCACAAAGCAACATTCCTTCAATTCCAATTGACCCTGCCCACTGACCGTGATTGATAGTTGGAAATAACTTGTCTTTCACAGTATCGGCTTTGCGTGGTTCCCATCCCTCACGCATACGTTTATAAACATTGTCAGGAGTATCCCTGCCTTGAATGCTTGTAGCAATCCATCGTTGAGTGTAGCCTGGACGGGGTTCTGGTGCATCCAACAATGACGGTGGCTTCCACGCAGTATCTGGGCGAGATTGCTCATTTCTGGTGGAATTTCGAGTTTCGTTTGCACGCACGTTTCTGTTCTCAGTCATGACTGGCTCCTTTGCTGACGTTTGATTTCAGCCTCATATTTTTTAAGACCTGTTTCATCTGTAATACCAAGTTCTCTAGCCATCCTAAGTTGGTCCTGCGTCATACGGACTCTATTGCCTTTGTAAGATGAGCCACCTGTAGTGGGTGCAACTGGTTGTCTACTTTTTACTCTAGCCTTACTAGGGCTTGGATCGGAGTTTAACTCAGGAAAAACCTTATGTAAACGATTATTTAAAGTCTCATAATATTCCTCTGAGTTTTTATCAAAGCCTTCGACATCCAATTGAACGTCAATTGCTCTAGCTGCAGCGGTTTCACGCTCGTATCCAGAGGCATTAAACCAACGGTTTTGTTGCCACCACGTTGTGGCTTTTTCTGGAACTTCCTGCGTGGCTCTCTGCTGTGCCTGACCTACAGTCGGTGACACCGCACGTTGAGATCTTTGTTGCTTTTGCATCTCCGCAATACGCATAGCAGCTCTCATGTCAGCCATTTGCTCTTGGAAGTTGACCTGAGCCTTCGTATCCCCCTCTTCCACAGCCTTTTCGAGGGCTGACTTAGTCTGGGCATACCTTTGATTAAAATTGCTCTCAGCGGTCTTCTGAGAGCCTTGCTCTAATCTTTCAAGTCGCTTCATTAACTGAGCGTTCTGCTCTTGTTGTTGTCTGGCGATTAACTCCGCTTCTCTTCTTTGATCGACAAGCTTTTTAATTCTCTTCTGAACTTTCTCGCCATACTCAGGATCTTCGGTGTCCTTGACATCGACTTCCTTTGCTTGCTTTTCTTCGGCAACGTCTTTTGCCTCTTCAACGGCTTCCTTTGCAGGATCGTCCGTTATTTCGATTTCAAAATCTTCGGGCTGACCTTTTGCCTTTTTTATTTCTTCTTCGATTTCCTGAACTACGTCTTCGTTTGACATGGTAGCGTCCTCCAAGTTTTACGCTAAGTAAGCGGTGACTTCGGCATCTTCTGGTAGAATTGACGTTAACTCGTCGTCATTCAGTAGGAGAAACCTTACACCATTGATTGTTACCTTCTGACCTGCATATTTGCCGTAGGTAACTCGATTTCCAACCTTCGGGGAGTTCATCTTCCACGAAGTGCCAGTGTCCCTGTCTTTAAATGCAAGGTCACCCATAGAAGCAATGCGACCGTGAGCAGTGAGATACTCCTCATTGTCTTTCGAGATAGTTGGCAAATGCAAACCACCTCTTGTCTTCATTTTAACTTGATTGGGTTGAACGAGCACTTTCCAATTTAATGGAACTGGCAGTTGGTGCGAACCTATTGTTTGTTCTGTAGACTCGTCTTTGTACTCATGTTGATGAGACATGTTTATTCATCCTCTTCTAATTTGTTTAATGTTTCGCTGATAATCTCAGAAGCTTGTTGTAGTCCTTCCGCAATACCCACGTTCTTCTGGTATGCACCAAAGTCGGATACCCGACCTTGAACCATACTCTCAGCTATCTCTAGCCGTTTTTCCTTCAGGTTCTTTTTTATTCGCTGAAGGAGATCCGTTACTGTCATTCTTTACACCTCCTGACATAGACACACCAGTGACATGAACCGTAACGTCCTTTTTAACTTCAGACATTATTACCCTCTCTTTTTCATCATCATTGGCTTTTTCTTCGCCATTGCCGTTGGTTTCTTTTTTGCCATTGTCATTGGCTTTTTCTTCATGCCCATAGGTTTTTTCTTCATGCCATACATACTTTTCCCACCTTTCATTAATTGTCCGAATTGTGATCTGTTCACGACGAACTCCAATTGTTGCTAGTGCACAAAAGATAACACCTCGCAAATTAATTGCAAGGTGTTAGTTTCGACTAGAT